GTGCTTCCAGGGAGCGCCCGGCGTAGCAATGTCTGCAGCTGACCAGAGCCGTACCCAGTGAGGTAGATGTCCCTAGACTGGCTAAGCGGCAATGGCAATGCCTGTGTCGGGTTGGCTGCGGCTTTACGGCCTAAGAAGCGGTCAAAGATACCCATGGCTTCAGTATCCCACAAAAAGAAAAAGCCCCCTTGCGGGGGCCTGTGGGTTTAGCGATTGAAGTTATGCCATCTCTTATCTGGTGTCATCATCCAGCGTTGGTTGTTTTTTGTTTGAAAGGCTAGAAGCATTTCGTTTGTCTTTATGTCTTTGATTTTTGATTTATCACCGTTGAGTTGCGCGTAGTCTGTAGCGTCTGCAAAGTCTTCGAAGTAGTAGCCGTAAGACTTACCGTTTGTCATCCACTGAACCAAGTATCGTTTCATATCCGTATCTCCCATATCCCCTTGGATGTCAACAATATACACCGCCCGTGTATATCTCGCAAGGGTATAGGGAGATATATTTTAGACGGCTCCCCAACTTCGCTTAGATCCGCACACCTGCCACGCATACGCCAGAGCGTCCACCACGTCATCATGCCGACCAACCGGGAAGGATAGCAACTCATCCTCAAAGTAAGCGGGTAGCCCTTGGCAGTGCATTACTTGGCTTTGCTCGTACCGGGCTTCCAAAGGCGCAAAGCGGGTCACTTTGTCACGGTCTGGGCGGATGCCCCGGATAGGCAGTTTGGTGCGCCTTAGAAGCTCCTGAACGACAGCGGCTTGATATTGCACCTGCTCGATGCCGATCATAGATGGATTCCACTTAGCCGCCATCATCTCAATGAAGCGCAGCACGGAAGCAAAGTCCGCGCGGGTGCGGTTGATATCTCTAACGTAGATTGTCCCATCTTCACCACGGGAGACAACAGCAACCCCGGTGTAGTCGGCTTCAGACTTCGTAGAGATTGCAAGGTCAACACCGATGTAGGTTGGTAGCCCTTCAGGGCAATCGCCATACCGCAACCACTCCCGCTTGATACGAGCGCCTGCGGCATCGACGAACTGAGCCAAATACTCCTGTTGAAACGCGATGCTCGGCAGTGATTCCCCAGCCTTGCCTACCTCCTCCGGATCTATCCACGGGTTAGCCGTTGTAGGCATTTGCCAAGACATCCAGTCAGCATCAGTAGCGGCCTGATTGTAGAGCGTCCTAAAATAGTTAGAGCCTTTAGGCGTACTGAGAAAGAACGCATCCCCCTTGTAATCGGTTAGCGTTGGGCGGATTGCTTCAGTCCAGGCTTGCTCTAGATGCCGTGCCATAGCGGCCTCATCAATGATGACCCGCTTGTACTTACGTCCACGGGCTACCGTGCTAGGGTCGTCCAAAGTCCAATAGTCAATAGCCGCCCCGGTTATAAGCTCGATGCGCGGGGCTGGGCTTTGTACGGCTCGCCGGATGACCGGAGCATAGATACGCTTATGATCGGCATATGCCTCTTCTAGCAAGCGGTAGGTAGGCGCGAACCAGGCACAAGGTAGACCGTCAATCAGCACCGGGTCAGATAAAAGGTTACCGCCCAGTGTGGTTTTTCCAAAGCGTCTCCCGCAGGCAAGGACGTTGTACCGCTTGGCTTCACGCAGGATGACCTGCTGGGCTTCATGCGGCCTTGGTAAGACTAGTCGAATATCAGGCAATCGGTTTGTCCGAATACTCCACGATCACCTTTACTGGGCTACCGTCAGCGCCGGTCTGCTCTACTCGGCTAGACCAGTCCTGCTTATGCTTTCGTTCAAGCCACCATGCGGCTGCTTGCCAAGTCGTATCAGCTGCTTTCTGGATGATAGCAACGTTCCGAACCTCGGCATCACCCTCTGCTTTTTTAATAGAATCCGAGAACTCCGAAATGTCCTTAAGCCATATTGCAAATGTATCCTCAGAAATACCAGCATAGGCGCAGGAAGCACGGCGGGTATTCCCTGCCCTCAGAGCCTGTGTGATGCGCTGTACTACGTCTTCGTTGTACTTGTATGGCTTACCCTTCATCTAGCACCGCCTTCTGCCCTGTAGCGTTTTCCCATCGCTGAATAATGACATCGCAATACTTAGGGCTGATTTCCATCCCGTAACATTTGCGATTTGTTTTTTCAGCTGCAATCAATGTAGTACCAGAGCCTAGGAATGGTTCGATTACGATAGCGTTCTCTTCCGAGCTTGATCGTATGCATCGTTCAATCATAGCCAATGGTTTAGGCGTTGCGTGTCCTAGACGTTCTTCACCTGACACGCTTGCGTATTCCCAAACGTCTGTCATGTTGTCATGTGTGTTGTCAAAGTATGCACGGGTTGCATAAAACTCCCGCTTGAGTTCATCATGCTCCCGCTTGAGTTCATCATGCTCCCGCTTGTATGCGTTTGGTGATAAGGCTTGCAGTTTCTTGTATTCGGCTTCTGTTGGAAAACACCATTGTGATTTTGTGAAGTAGTGCTTTCCCATGAAGTTACCGAGATGCTTATCCCAGTCTTTCTTTGGGCTTACTTTGTCCCACTCAACGCATAAGTATTGCCGGATAGGCTCCCAACCTTCCCAGTAGTTATCTGAGTCGTTGTTAAATCCTTGCTCGCCAATCATGAAGAATAAACATCGCTCGCTTCCAGTGGGATATTGTCGATGTCTATCACTCATCCGTCCTTGCGCCTGGTTCTTCTGCCAAACGATTTCATTACGGAAGGTGAACCGTTCGCTGTCCTTCAATCCGTTGATAAACCATAACCGCCAGAGGTCTTCAGCGTTGCCCCAAATGTACGCACTGCCGTTATCGGTTAGTGCTTTGCGGAACGCTCGCCACCAATCCATCTGAAATGAGTCAAGTTTATCGGCGTATAGGTTGTCATTCTCCACGCCTTCGTTTTCTTTACCCATGCCGTACGGCGGGTCGGCGTGTATGAGTTGTGCGATGCCACCATCCATCAGCCGTGCCACGTCATCAGCCTTGGTGCTGTCACCGCAAAGCAAGCGATGCCTACCCAGAATCCAAAGGTCTCCCGCCTTGCATCGTGTCTCGACTTCTTCCGGCACTTCATCTGGATCGGTTAGCAACTCGGCAGGCTCAGTAGTACCAGCCAACTCATCAATCAAAGCATCAAGGTCAGCTGCGCCATACCCTGTACCTTCCAAGCCGATAGGCGTATTCGCAAGCTCGGCAAGAATATCGGTAATCTTGGTTGTGTCATCTTGCCCGATACGGGTTGTCCGGTTGTCAACCACAAGAATCCGCAGCTCTTCCTCCGGCGTAACGTCAACCCATTGAACAGGTACGGTTTCCCAGCCTAGAGCCTTTGCAGCCATCACCCGATGATTTCCCGCTAGGATGTGCTTAGTACCCGTGTTGACAACCACAGAGCCGTACCAACCATTGACAGCTAGACTGGTTTTGATGGCTTCCACATCGCCGTTGTTGGCGTTGCGTGGATGGTGCTTGAGCAGGTCTATTGCAACCTGCTCAATCTCCTTATTGATTATTCTACTCATCAAGATTCTTTCGTATCTCCGCGCTGGTAGCCCAGAGCATAGCAGCCCTCATCTTTTCCTTACTGATGCCTTGAGCCTTAGCCCGTTTCTTTACATCAGCATACAGCCAGCGTGTATAGAGTTCTGACCCTATCGCCACGCAGCCAGCCCCCACCAAAGCACCAATAGCAAAAGGTATCATTTGGTTATCTCCCAATCGGTTGCCAGTGTTTCTGCCATAGCACGATTTATATGGAATGACGGCGTAACATTTACCCCGATTCGCTCATATGCTTTTGCTAGTCCTTTTAGATCGTCGCTAGAGTTTATAAACTCGCATATTCCAAATCCATCTTCTCGTGCATCTACTTTTGATAAAGAAATCCAAAGGTCTCCAGCATGGGCATCCCATGTTTGCCGTCTAACTTTCTGACCTTTACGCATTGCCCTTACGGCTTGTGTCCATGTCATCTTGCAACCTCTCCGGTTCGTGGATCCAGTACAACTACTGCCCAGTCGTTAGCAAACAAATCACCGGGTGATAGGCTCAACTCTTCAAGTTGCGTTACCCGTCCCTTTGGGCCATGAAGTTCAAAGATATTCCACACTTCGGAGTACCGCAGGAATACGGCTCCTCCCCACTCACCGCGCCATAC